ATCTAATTAGCGAATTAATTAATTGGCTAGGCGATCATGATGGTCGGGGGTTTGTTGAACATGTAAGACAACAATATGATTTGAATAACGATGAAGAAGATGATGATCCGATAGCTCATAGAAATGCAGACGAGCGGTATGGACCTATTGATGATGACGGTTATGAAGCTGATGATTACGCTGACACCGGATACTTAAAAAATACCAGACCATGAAATATAAAGAATTCGCACCATTGAGCGAAGAGTTTACAGATTTCAAAAACGGCCACAAAGTTATATTTGACATTGCAACTATGTCTATATTAGAAGGTCCATATGATAGAGACAACTGGAATAACGATTCAGCACAAATGGCAGGCGAAGAGCACGGTAGTAATATTGCAGTAGCATCATATCACGAAGGGCAGTGGTTTGTTACTAACACTGGTAAACAAGTTGAATTAAACGGATACCATCCAAACGCTCATTCAATGGGCTTCTAGTGAAGTCCACAGAATTTATAGTTGAAGCAAGAACAGCACCGCTGTACCACTTCACTTCTTTAACAAACTTACAGAGTATTGTAAAGTCTAATACACTTAAAGGTGCCCGCGACCCTAAAAAAGCGTTAAGAAAAATGATAGGTGGTGAAAATACTTCGCCGATGGCAATTTCGTTCACACGTGATTTTGACAGAGATTGGCTTGCAGGCTATGCAAGCATGGTGCAAGGTTGGGGACTTAGATTTGACCAAATGAAATTGCATAATAAGTTTGGCAAATTGTTAAAATCAGATACAGGTGAAAAGGCTGAAACCATATTAACAATGAAATCACTTAAAGCGTCTGATAATGAATACGATCAAAAAACATACAATAATGTAATGGACGCAATTAAAAAAGGTGACCCGACTCCGCTTCGCGGTTCGGGCTACGGTGGTGCTCGATTAACAGATTTATATTATGGTCTTACTGTTGCAAGAAATAGATTTGAATCCGAAGAACGATTAGAAGTAGACCAAATTGATAATGTAATGAGTTACGTTACAGGTATTGTAATATCGAAAAACTATAAAATTGGATACGATGTTAAAACAGAAGCTGACCTCGCAAAATTGTTTATAGATGCTATTGGTAAACACGATGGTTATAATAACCGTAATTGGATGATAGAAATAGCGACACAACTTAATATACCTCTTATATACAACAGAAAAGAATACAATGCAAATAATGTTAAATCATTAATGATACAATATTTTACTGATCGTAAGACAGACAAAGAAGTAGACCACCCTGATATGTATAAACATCATACCACCCTAAGAAAAGATAGAGAAGCTCGCAACGCAGAATATGATGTAAAACAAACAAAAGTAGCTGATAAAATTAAAGCTATGAATTCTAAACATAGATAAATAGTTATGTTCGCTCTGTTATAAGAGAGTTTATGCGGCACCACCGCGTAGATTGTTAGAACAATCAAACTAAGGAGAAAACAAATGGGAAGACCAATTAAACAATTACACATCGGTAACCGTAATCCTGACGGCGCTGGTGGTGAACAAGTAGCATCTGTAACAACAGCAGCAGGTAATAGTTCGGGTTTCACAACATTAGATGCACTAACTATTGGCGCGCCGGATTTACCAGAAGGCGTACAAGCAGTAGGTCACGTGGTTTCGGCGGCTGGAGCAATTGATAGCGCAGTTATAACAACAGCAGGTTCTGGTTATACATCAGCACCAACAGTTACAGCGGTAACAGGTGGTACACAAGGAACAGCAACATTAACAGCGGTTCTTACAACCGGAACAGCAAACTCAATTCAGTGTACAGCTTATGTAACAAGTTTAAATGTAGCTGGTGATATTGTTTCACAGAAAGGCAGCAAAACTTATAAAGTAACTACTTCAGAAGGTACATTAGAATGTACTTTGGTTGCTGCGGTTCCAACAGCAGTAGGCGAAATGCAAATTACAGCAACTGATTCAGCTGCTGGTACTTACTGGGTTACTAAACTAACCAATCGTACAGTGGTACTTACTCGTAACACTGGCACTGAGTTTGCAGAAGGTTCAAAGCAAAAATGGGCAGATACAGCGGTTCTTAACGAATCAGTATCAATTACTGCTTAATTATTAATTTATTAGTAATAACAAAATAGCTACTTTAGTAGCTATTTTTTTGATTATAGTATCGGATAGATCTTGATAAATAATAGAAACATACGGAATTAATAATATTATGGGAACAGTAAAACGATTTAGTGGCGATTATGTAATGACAGCGGTGGATGCCGGTAGTATTACATTTGACACGCCAGACCTTATATTAACAGGAAATATAGCAGTTGGTGGTAATACCACAGTTATATCTACTACGCATCTATCCATTTCAGATAATAGTATTGTGTTAAATGCTGGTGAAGTTGGTGCGGGTGTTACACTTAATGTTGCAGGAATAGAGATTGACCGCGGGTCAGAAGCAAATGTATTCATGCAATACAACGACACAATTAATAGTTGGGAAATGACAAACGATGGTATTACGTATCTTACTATTGTTTCATCAGCAACAGGATTTACTGAACTAGCAGACGATGCAACACCACAACTTGCTAATAATTTAGATGTGGGTGGATTTATTATTAATTCGACAACAGGCAATGTTGCAATTTCAGGCAATTTAGCATTAATACATTCGACCGCACCAACTGTATCAACCGCAAGTGTAGCAGGCCTTGTTGCAAGTACTATAGGTGTAGGCGGAACAGGATTATCTGTAACAAATGGTACAGAAATTAACGAAGAACTAATATCAAAAAAGAAAGCCGTTGGGCTTGGCTTTTTACTTTAAGGAAATATAATGGCTTTAACAAACACAGTTTTAACAGCATCATCAGCAGCGATATATACTAGCACAGGTGACAACGTGGTTACCTCAGTATACTTTTGTAACTATAGTGGCGCCGCCAAAACTATAGATGTCTGGGCAATAGCAAGTGGTGGAACAGCAATAGATGGTACACTTATATACGACACGGTGTCGATTAAAGCCAACGATACATATGTAATGGACTTAGAACGTTTAGCTCTTGCAAACGGCGATGCTTTACATGCGTCAGCAAGTGCAGTTACTTCAGTTACAGCAACAGTAAGTACACAGGCATTATAAGATGGGTAGACATTTAAAAAATACTACAATTAGATCTGGTAGTTATGCTGCAGGCGTTCCTGTTGGTACTAGTACATTAGGTCCGGATAATCCTGTTGATGGACAAATGAGATACAACGACACAACTAATACAATGGAATTTTATGCTAGTGCCGCGTGGCATGGTGTAGCACGAGAAGGTGTTACAACTGTTGTGAAAGATGAATTAGCAGCAGGCGATGCGTCAACAGTAAACTTTACAATGTCAAGCACAGAATACACCGGCAAAGAAGCTTCTGCATTAGTATTTGTAAATACTGTTTGGCAGAATCCAGGTACCAACTATACGTTTAATAATAACACGACTATTACCTTTACTTCTGCTCCGGCTAACTTAGCGGTAATTGTAGTATTGCATGATATTTCTAGTACAACAATACCAACAATTTAAGGAACCTTAACAAATGGCAGTCGGAAGAGTACCGTGTAAAGTTATCGGCGTAGTTGCAAAAGGTGACTTAATGGTTGCTGCCGGTAACGGACGAGCAGAAGTTAATAACAATCCTGCATATGGTTCGGTTATAGGTAAAGCGTTAGAAGATAATGCGGGCGGCGAAGCTATTATAGAAGTAGTTATAGGTTAAAATACTTCTTCTAAGCTTTTTATTTTTGCAACAACCTCTTTAAATTTTAAAGTTCTCCAAACACCAGGATGCAACGGCTTAGGTCTGTCATCTAATTCAACCCAACAAAATCCTCTATGTTCTTTGTTTAACTTAGGAACGAACTCTTCTGTAACCGGAATTAAAAATGTGTGATATGAAAAACGTTTGTTTTCACTGGTGAATTTTTCTATCGGAACTACTTTAGCTTGACCGAAATCATAACCTAATTCTTCGTTAAGTTCTCGGTATAGTGATTCTACTAGTTGTTCGTTATGTTCTACTTTACCGCCAGCAAGACCCCACTTGCTATTATAGCGCACAGTATTGCGTAATAAGAAGAGGTATCGCTTGGTATCTATGCAATAAATGAAAGTACCAACTCCCTCTAAGGATCTGTTATTCATACGTTAGTATAGCATCTAATGTTGATAAATACAAGTGTAGTTCGCGTGTTTCGAGCACCAACTACACGTACAATGGTGTAATAGAGAAGCTAAGAAATTACAATACTAACGCCCACTTACCTGATTTATATTCGCCGTCAAAAGATTTAATCCAAGTAGTGCCTTCGTCCCATTTATATTGTGTTCCGGTATTTAAATTTGATACGTAATTAACACTAGCATCAGCACTACTATCAAATGAAACATTCCAGACAGATCCATCATATTCGATAATATCGTTTGCTCCAGCAATTAAGTCAGTACTACCAGCGCCAGCCCAAGCGACAGGTCCGTCACCTTCTGGATTATTAACAGAATCACCTATACTATCTAATATTAAATAACGTGTGCCTGTTGCAGGAGTTAATATATTAGCGTCTACAGTAACGTTACGTGGGTCTATAATTGCATCTATGTTAGTTAATGTATTTGTAGGATAGGTATCGATGTCCGCATTAAAAATTAATAGTTCATCTTGCGAAGGATGAAAGCTAACAGTACCAACAATTTCATTTGCGTGGTTGTCCGAATATAATCTAACTTGACTTAATCCGTTTTCTAAATCACCATATATGTTAATTAAAGAACGCCACAAATCGTCTGTACCTACTTTAGTTTGATCAACTAATGTGGGTTCGATAGGATCAGCAAACTCGCTGTATTTTAATAGTTCTAATGTATTACCTACTAATAATACACCGTAGTCTAACGGAGTAAAATATTGTCTAGCACCTAGTAAGTTAGTATCGTTTAAAATAGCTGCATTTAAATCACCAGCAGAATCGTGTACGTTTGCAATGATGCGATGAATAACACCCATCTTCTTAATCTTAGCAGGCGGGCTTAACCATATAGGCATTTTAAATGATAACGTAGCTACATCAATTGGATCGCCTGTTCCTATAGGAATTGAACGCGATGTCCAAGTTTGGCTGTCTAAATAAACAATACTTAAGCTACCCCAATCTATATAGTTGTCTGTACTTTGTACTTCTAGGCCCGGATTAAATAATACAGCTAATTGTTCTAGTAATTGTAATTTTTGTTTTGTGTTACTTGTCCATACATCCACTTTAAGTTCTAGTTGATAAGGAACAGGCATTAAGCGTTCTACTGTAACAGCATTGCCTTGTGTTGCTTCATACTCTTGTGTTTGTTCGTTGTATTCACGTGTACGTAAATGCATCTTACTAACAAAGTTTGGCTCTTGTATACGCTCTCTGTCGTAGGATAAATTGTCTATGTAAACAGTCATAGCTGGAACAGCAGGCATACTGCTTTCACTATTGTTTGCTATTATCTGTGCAACTTGTTTGCTACCGTCGCCGTAGAAAACTGGTACACGTTGTAATGTAGTATTGCCATCGCGGTCTTCTCCGTACTGAACCTGGAACCCGCTTATAATACGTATGAACTGAATTAAGAAACGTTCAGTCTGCGCATCGTAGAAAAAATCTTGGCTCGCCGGCATTAGTTATTTTCCTCTTTGGCTAATTTTCTTTTTTTCCATGATAGAATCATTGCTTGTCTCACTTTTTCTTTGTGCTCTTCGGTTTGTGTACCACCAGTTTTTCCTTTATTCCATGCAGTTCTTCCACACAGGTTAGCTCTGTGCGTGTCGCTTATTGGCCTACCTTTTCGTGTTGCAGACATCTTCGCTTTGTCTTCATCACTCCATTTCTTTTTACCTTTTTGCGCACTAGACATTTTAGCTTTAGTTTCTTTAGAGTGATTCTTTCCACACATAGCACCACCATCTTTCCTAGTCCAAGTATCTGTACCGGCTTCTCTGCGTCTGGCGTGTGCAGCCTTTTGTGATGCTCGCATTTTTTCGATGCTTTCTTGACTATGTTGTTTGTTATCACCACCTTCGCGTAAGTTAAACCCATTTGAAATACTATTATACTCAGTGATATATTTTACTTCTAAACGATTTAATTCGTTTATAGATGAGGCTTCTGTGACTACTTCGAATGTAAAGGCATTTTCGCCGTATTTTCTTAGTGCATTGTGGAATCTGGTTGTGCTACCTTCTTCACGACTAGCTGAGAGATGCTCTAAACGACGTCGATTAGCATCTTGTATAGTTTGACCGATGTACACTCTTCCGGTTGCAATATGTGTAAATTTGTAAATTACCATTTATATACCTTTAATTGTCCGGACGCAATGCACTTGATAAGCCTTGCTTCTCTGGAGTAACATCTGAAAATATTCCGTACTCTAGTACACTAACATTTGCAAGTGTGTTAGTAAGTGTGATGCTTGTATTACCACTAGCATTGGCCATTGTGTTTGTTATGCGTATACCGTTTAAGAAAGTTTTTACGCCATAGGCAGCATTATATGTTACGTTAGCAATAATAACTTTTGTGTCTGCATCAAAAGAAATTGTAGTAGAGCCTGCAGGTGGTGTATATGGTCTTGCAATCTTTATAGCATCCCATGCAACTCTGTCTGTCATGCGTGAATTAATGTTATTAGTAAAACTGCTTCGTTGTGTTGTGTTAGTTAGTCCTGGTGTTAAGTCTGTTCTCACATTATCCTCTATCTTAACCCAACGCAAACCATCCCATCTAAACAAACGATTTGGTGAGTAATCTACACGTAAGTAAAAATCGCCTGTTGTTGGACTACCCGGGAATTCAATTCCTGCCGCAACAGAGTTGCCGTTTGGAGGTAAGCCATCTGACGTTAAATAACCAGTAACTTTTTTATCTGGTGACGTACCATCTGGATCACCAGGCAAGCCCGTGGATTCGTCTACTGGTGCATGATATATAAATGTTGTATCGTAACCACTAGCAGGAACATTAGCCTCTGCCTCGGTAACAATAGCATCGTTAATGGCGGTGTACTTGTCTATAGTACTAAGCACATCACCTATTGTGTCGTTTGTATTCTCACCAGCTTTAATGGTGTCGGTGATATCTTTGTATTCTTGGCTGTCGACTAATGGATTTAATTTAACACGCCATAAATGCGGATACCAAGTTACACTAAACCCCTCTGCGGCAAAGCTAGCTTCTTGTACTACATAATATCTTTTAAGCGATGCTTCTAGTGCATCGTCTAGCGGGTAGTAATCTTTTAAATGAGGTAATTCAAGTACATCACCTGCTATAATTTTTCTACCGATTGTGTCAACTATTTCATTTAAGTGGAATGTCATCCAAATAGTATCACCGGATAAAAATAGTCCAAATTGTGATAAATCAAAATCGTTGTCACCGACACGATAAACTCCACGCATTGTGTAAATGCTTGTGTCGTATTTGCGATCTCTGTTTTCTAAGAATAGTAAATCTTGTATATTAGCTACAGAATCTGATGCATAAACTGGCTCAGTTGCGGTACCTGTTGACTGCCCAATTGGACCCAAATACTTGTGCAAGTGGATATCTGTACCACCAACATCAAACATTTCTTTTGCAAGTCTGTCGATGTATTTGTAGTCGTTAGTATGATTGGGTTTATATAATGATAATCTAGGCACCTAAAATTCCTTCGTTTTAGTTATTTATCGTTTTTGCGGTGTACAATCTAAACTATACCTAGTACAATATAGCATGAATGAAATAACAGATGATAATGCAGTAAATATATTTGCGGTCGCTTTAGGCAAATTACTCAAGGAGAAAGAGGGGATTGTTGTTGAAATTGCTGGTGAGAAATGTATTGTGTTTAATGCAGATGAGCAAATTCAAATTGAGGAATGCGACGAGCAATCTGCACATTTAGAATGTGGGCAGATGTTATGGTTACACGACGAGCCTTGTGGAAATGCATAAAATCAACAACTTACAAAGCGGTTGACATTTTGGTACAATACTGTATAATAGCTAGATAATTACAAATAAAGGTAATGACAATGGCTAAAACTAAAAAAGCACCACGTTTACAAAAGAAATCCTTAGACGTACAATACACTGGCGATGAAGTTACGTGGCCAGAAAAAGAATGGACTGATGAAGCGTTTAAGCTTAATTTGGGTCATGCTTTAAATTTTTATAGTTATTACCATTCAACGAAAGACATCCGTAAACATTTAGACGCTTATTTAAAAGAACTCGCTAAAACAGAAGAGCTTTTTACAACCGCAGAATACAAAGCATACAGAAAAACTCCGGATCATTTAACTCCGGTTACAATTTGCAGTATTGCAAGAGCCCACGAAATTGGTATGCCCTTAAGCGAGGATTTTCGAACTCGCATATTGGATGCTGTACGAAGCGCAATTAGCAGAGGCGGTAATATTGTAGACATTAATGTAAACAAAGATGCCCCTAAAAAGCAAGAACGTACTATCCACGATCGTTTACGTGATATTATGAATGTGCATTTAACACATTTTGATATTTTAGAAGATGATATGATTGATGGTAAAAAGGTTACTCCGAAATCATATAACTATTCAGTTAAAGAAAACATTCCACATGCACTTATTGGCAAGATGATTGCCAATATTGATGTACGTAGACAAGAGATACAAGAAGCAAGAGAAGGCACCTGCGAGCAACTAAACGAAGGATATTCGCACTTCAAAGCTACTGATTTTAAACGTTTTGATGTCTTTTATAGCAGTATTATTGAAGGGTTAGAACAGTACCAACAGTACAAAAAACAAACAAAGAAAGCACGTGTTAAGAAAGCACCTGTAAAAGAAAAGGTTGTTGCTAAAATGAGATACTGCAAGGAAGACAGCAAGAACAAACTTGTATCTATTAACCCAACCAACATAATTGGTGCTAGCAAGCTTTGGACATACAATGTTAAAACTAGAAAGCTTGGTTGTTATGTTGCAGATGATGGTGGTATACTAGGTGTTAAAAGTACAACCATACAAGGATTTGATGTTACAGCAAGCGTTCAAAAGACATTGCGTAAACCAGAGCAGCAACTGAAGGAATTTGGTAAAGCTGGTAAGGTTGTATTGCGTACATACTTAAGCAAGATCAAAGCAGTTGAAATCAAACTTAACGGACGTATAAACAAAGACGTGGTTTTACTTAAAGTTGAATAATGGCAATTAAGTTATCGAAACAGATAGGAAAGAACTTTTGTTTCGCGCCCTGGACTAATTTACACATTAACACAGAAGGCGACTTTAAGGTTTGTTGCGCAGGGATGCCACTAGGCAATATAGCAGAAGATTCGGTACACGATGTTTGCAATTCAACTACACTCCATATTTAAAGATATATGGCCTGAATTTGAATAAACCTTATTCTTAGCTAAATACTAAACTAGAATAGGATTTTTTATGGCAACTTTAAAAACTGGTTTAACCGCAAATTTAAGTCTGACAACCGATAGCTTATACAATAATGTAACAGGCACCGGTGCCGGACCTATAGCTTTTGATGAGAGTAATTTAATTACAGTAGATCAAAAGAAGAACGAAATAACTAAGTTTATTGAATTACGATTGGGTGGGCAAATAGTTGACATCGAAGCAGACAAAGAACATTATGACGAGGGTATTAAACAAGCGTTGATACGTTATCGTCAACATGCTCAGGGTGCCACAGAAGAGAGCTATGCATTCTTAGATTTATTACCTGAAACACAAGAATATATTTTACCACGAGAAATTGAAAATGTGCGAGCAATATACAGACGTGGCATTGGTTCTATCTCCGGATCAACAGCTAGCCAATTTGAACCATTTGCTGCTGGTTACCTAAACACCTATATGATGGTTGCAGGGCGTGTAGGCGGACTTGTCAATTATGAATTGTTTGCGGGCTATCAAGAATTAGCGATGCGTATGTTTGGTGGTTATATACAATTTGTATTCAACCGCTCAACAAAGAAATTAGTTATAACACGTAAAATGCCATTCCAGGGTGAGAACCCGTTGACCCCAGTTACAGAAACTGTATTACTACATGTAGACAATACTCGTCCAGAGATTGGATTATTAAACGATCCTCTAGTATTTCCGTGGATACAAGATTATGCACTAGCATCGGTTATGTTGTCTATCGGTAATGCACGTGAAAAATATGCATCTATAGCTGGTCCAGGTGGTGGTACCACAATGAACGGCGGTAACCTAAAATCAGAAGCTGCTGACTTGTTCGCAGCATTAGAAGAAGATTTAAAGAACTACGTAGACGGATCCACTCCTACTTCCTTTATTATAGGCTAACTTTACCAAAGCGTTTGACTTCCTTGTATCTTAAGTGTTATTGTATACTTAAATACAGGATAAACAAATGTCATTAGCAAAATTATTAGTGGTAGGACACGGCAGACACGGCAAAGATACAGTCTGTGATATATTAACAACCAAATATGGATTTAGCTTTGAATCGAGTAGCCAGTTCTGCAGTAATCTGTTTATATTTGATGCGTTACGAGACAAGTACCGTTACAAAGACGAAGTAGAGTGCTATGCAGATAGACACAATCACCGCTCAGAATGGTACGATATGATACACGAATACTGTTCAACTGATTTAGCACGTTTAGGAAAGGCTATATTTGCCGAGCACGATATTTACTGTGGCCTACGTAACAAGCGCGAGTTCTTCGCAATGAAGAATGAAGGCGTGTTTGATTACTGTATATGGGTAGACCGTTCAGATCACTTACCAGCAGAAGATAGTTCAAGCATGACAATTGAACCCTGGATGGCAGACTTTGTAATAGACAACAACGGTGACCTAGAACGACTGCAACACAATGTTGACATCCTGTACACACATCAACTAAAAGTCGGGCGTAAGATCTCCTTGCACCCATCCTAGTCCTGCTTCGGCAACTTCAATCTGGCAGTTAGAACATATTGTTTTAAGATTGCTGCGGCTTACATTAGTTAAGTCGCCATCAATGTGATAAACAAATAGCTGACATGCGTATCGTGGATTAAATCCACACTTCTCACACTTCTTAGCTTTTCTATAACCGGACGTTTTCCATGGCGGCACAGCCGGTTTCGCATTGGCTTTTTTCCGTAGACATTTCCCACACAACGACCTAAAGTGTCTCACACCTTCGTTGACGTAATTTACCGCGGCCGGTTGTGTATTACATACCTTACATAATGGTCTAAATCGCATATATAACCTATTTATATGCAGACCTTTCAAAGGCACCTTGTAACCACCCTATTTTACCAAAAAGCAATAAATACATGTAAATTATTAGTAATTACATATAAAAAGGAAAACAATATGGCCCTTATATCTCCGGGAACAGAAGTAACGATTATTGATGAAAGCCAATATACTCCAACAGCACTTGGAACTATTGCTTATATCTTAATTGCTACCGCCCAAGACAAAATAAATCCAAGTGGTACAGTAGCAACTGGAACCACTGTTGCAAACTCAGGTGAAATTATCCCTGTATCTAGTCAACGTGAATTGGTAGATCTTTTTGGTACGCCAAACTTTACAGTTGATGCAAACGACAATCCAGTTAACGCTGACGAACAGAACGAATATGGTCTGTTAGCAGCATACAGCGCATTAGGCGTTGCTAGCCGAGTTTATATACAACGTGCAGATGTTAATTTAGACGAACTTGCAGGTTCAGCTATTCGACCAACAGGCACACCTGTTGATAATACATATTGGTTAGACTTAGACACAACAGCATACGGTATCTTCCAATGGGATGGTGCAAGTTCTTTTGTAGCTTGGGAAAATCCGGGCGTAAGTAACACAAGTGGTATTTTAGCAATTACAGATGCTTCACAAGTGTCTGGTAGTGTTCCTCTAGTATCAGTTGGCCAAATTGGCGACTATGCAGTTAACACATTAAATGTTAATAATCCAATATACTTTAAAAAGTATGACAATACATGGGCATTAGTAGGAACCGCAGCATGGCAAGAAGCGTGGCCATCAGTAACCGGTCTAATTGCTAACCCAGCTGATTTAGCACAAAACGACATGATAGTTATTAATGGTGGTAACGTTACTATTTCTAATGCTACTCCAACTGTTACACATGTTGCCGCAGATATTAACTTAGCAGCAATAACAGGTGTTACAGCTTCAGTAAGCGCATCAGGACAACTTGAAATAAGAGTTGATGAGACTTCTTATAGTACAGGTAACGCACAGGTTGTTGATGGCGCGGTTGGCCTTGCAGCAGGTACACCAGATGCATTAGCTAAAGTTGGTATTACCGTAGGTACATACTATGCACCAACAGTACAACACACCGATTACCGAAATGCTCCAGCTTGGAGAGAGAGTGATACAATTCCTCGTCCAGCAGGCTCAGTTTGGCTTAAAACTAGCGCAACAGGCGGTGGTGCTAATTGGGGACTTAAACGTTACAATGCTTTATTAGGCACATGGGAAACTGAAACAGCACCTTTGTATTGGGGCGATGAAGCCGCAATTTTTGGAATGGATCCAGTGGGTGGTGGTGCAGGCATTGCAATAAACACAATTTACGTAAGATGGGATGCTTCGGATTCAGCAACATTACCAGCAGATATGGCAGAACTACAATTCCGACCATATATTAAAAACGTTGCAAGTATTGTTAAGGCAACAGGTACAACACCAACGGTACCAATTGTTTTTGTAGCAAATGATGTATTTGAGTTAGATGTGTCTGTTCCGGGTTCGGAAACAGAAGCAATCGCAACAGTTACATTGTCGGGTACAACAGTTGAAAGCTTAGTTGCTGACATTTTAAGTGCTGCTATACCAAACGTAACGGCAGTTGTTGAAACTGGTGGTGCGTTGAGTATTAGTCACTTAGCTGGTGGTACAATTGAAATGACACAAACTACTGGTACGCCATTACAAGATGCAGGTATATTTGCTGATGCTAACGTACAAGAAGTTACAACAAACGTAAAATACTTGTTAAGTCCGTTTACTCCTTTAGTTTATACAGTAAGCGATACCGCACCATTTACTAACCCAGCAGATAACACACTATGGTATTACAATGATCCACTAAGTGTTGATATTATGGTACATGATGGCGCTGCATGGCGTGGTTACAAACTAGTAACAAACGATGCACGTGGTTATGATCTATCTGGAACAGATGCACTAGGACCAATCCTAGCAGCACTAGAACCTACAACACAAGTAGGTGGCTCAGCATTGGTACCAGGCGATTTATGGCTTGATACTTCAGAGCTAGAAAATTATCCGATGCTTTATCGCTGGACCTCATCAAGTTTATGGGAACTAATTGATAACGCAGATGACGAAAGCATAGACGGTATTGTATTTGCTGATGCACGTTGGGGAACTAACAATGATACAGATCCTATAGTTGATGATTTTCCAGATATTGTTTCAATGCAATCGAGTGATTACTTAGACGACGACGCTCCTGATTACAGATTGTTCCCACGTGGTTCATTACTGTTTAATACAAGACGTAGTGGTTTTACTGTTAAACGTTTTGAAAGCGAATGGTTTGCAAATGCAACAGTAGTACCAACAGAATTAGCATCTTGGGTTTCTCAAAGTGGTGTTGACAGCGATGGTGTTGCATACTTTGGTAGTAAAGCACAACGTAACACAGTTGTCGAAGCAATGAAAGCATCTGTTGAAGGTTCTACACCATTACGTGAAGAGCAAATTCAGTTTAACTTAATTTGTTGCCCTGGTTACTCAGAGCTTATACAGAACATGGTTACACTAAACAATGATCGTAAGCAAACAGCTTTTATTATTGGTGACTGTCCTCTACAACTTAACTCTAGTACAGCAGCACTTGAAACATGGGCTAGTAATGCTAATTTAGCTAATGACAATGGTAGAAATGGTCTAGTATCTAGCAGCGAATACTTAGGTGTATTTTATCCACCGGGCTTCGCTACTAACTTAGATGGCGAAAGCGTAGTTGTACCACCATCACACATGATGTTGCGTACATTTATACGTAGTGATAACGTAAGCTATCCTTGGTTTGCACCAGCAGGCGTAAGACGTGGTTTAATCGACAACGTTAGCTCAATAGGCTATGTTGACGAAACAGACGATAACGTTTTCCGTAGCATTGGTGTTACTGAAAGTTTACGTGATGTACTTTATTCACAACGTGTTAACCCACTAACAGTACTTCCGGGCGTTGGTCTTGTTGCATATGGTCAAAAGACACGTGCTTCACAAACTAGTGCAATGGATCGTATTAACGTAGCACGATTGGTTAACTATTTACGTGTGATACTTGATAAAGTAGCTCGTCCGTTTATATTTGAACCAAACGATACAATTACTCGTAACCAAGTTAAAGCAGGCTTCGAAGCTGTACTTAACGACATCGTTGCAAAACGTGGTATTTACGATTACTTGGTAGTTTGTGATACAAGTAACAACACATC